GGACTACAAATCACGTTATGAGCCTATCGTCTACGGTTGTAAGTCGGGGTCGTTTTATGGTGAGCGGTACAAACAAGAGGATATCTGGGAGTTTCAGCGTACGCTAAAGAACGATCTCCACCCGACGATGAAGCCGGTCGATCTCATCGAAAACGCTCTAAACAATTCTTCCTGCAAAGCCGCCTTGGTGGTTGACCTCTTTGGCGGCAGTGGCTCCACCCTCATTGCCTGTGAAAAAACCAACAGAGAAGCACGACTTATGGAGCTTTTACCGCAATACTGCGATGTCATCATTAAACGCTGGCAGGACTTCACAGGCAAAATCGCTACGCTTGAGGAAACTGGTGAGTCATTTAATGAACTTTCGGACATAAAAAATGCAAGGCAAGCGGCATAAACCGTCAGATGAGGATCGTCGGCTAGTCAAGACGCTATCCGCTGTCGGGGTGCGTTATGTTGATATTGCCGACAAGCTACAGATTGACCACGACACGCTGACAAAGCATTACAAGCAGGAGCTTACGGAAGGCAGGATGGAGGCCAACGCTGCTGTCGCTCAGACGTTATTCCAGCAGGCAAAGGCCGGGAACACCGCGGCGATGATCTTCTGGTTAAAGACTAGAGCAGGGTGGCGCGAGCATAATGTGGTTGAACACGCAAACTCTGAAGGCGAACCGCTTAAAATGGCAGTGACATGGGCGTCCGAGAAATCGTAATCCCTTACGCTCCGCGGGAGCCACAGCTTGAGATCCATCAGGCGATGGACGATCACCGCTTCACGGTGGTAGTGGCCCATCGTCGTTTAGGCAAGACTGTCAGTGCCATCAACCAGTTGGTAAAGTCTGCGGTGATGTGCCAGAAGGAACGCCCACGATTCGCTTACATTGCGCCAACCTATGCACAGAGCAAACGCATTGCCTGGGACTACCTGCTCCACTACACCCGTCCGCTGGGAGCCACACCAAACATTTCAGAGCTTCGTGTTGACTTCTGGGATCGCAGGATCGGTCTGTACGGTAGCGACAATCCCGACTCACTACGTGGATCTTACTTTGACGGAGTGGTACTGGACGAGGTGGGGGATCAGAATCCAAAGATATGGAACGAAGTGATCCGACCTGCCCTAGCCGACCGTCAAGGCTGGGCAATGTTCATCGGCACACCTAAAGGCCAGAATCACTTCTACGATCTGCGGAACAGGGCACAGGGTGAACCTGGGTGGAAGTTGCTCGAGTTCCGCGCCAGTCAGACCGGGATCATTGCTCAGTCAGAATTAGACGATGCGCTGCGAGAGATGGGGCGCGACAAGTACGACCAAGAGTTCGAGTGTTCATTCCACGCTGCTGTCGAGGGGGCTTACTATGGGCAAATTCTTAACCAGATGGAGGGAGAAGGTCGCTTCTGCTCTATCGTCCGTGACGACCTCTGCAAGACGTTTGCTGCTTGGGATCTCGGCATTGGCGACTCGACTTCGATCTGGATCGCACAAGTCCACGGACAAGAAGTCAGACTTTTAGACTATATCGAGAACCACGGGGTCGGGCTGGATTGGTACGTCCGAGAACTGCGGAACAAGGGTTGGCATAAGGCCGAGCACATCGTCCCGCACGACGTACAGGTTAGGGAATTAGGGTCGGGGAAGTCTCGGTTGGAGGTCTTGCAGCAGGCTGACCTCAGTTGCACGATTGCGCCACGTTTATCGGTGGATGACGGTATCCAAGCTGTCCGCAGACTTTTGCCCCGCTGCTGGTTCAACATCCCGCAAACGAGCGAAGGGTTGAACTGCCTGCGGAACTACAGACGGACTTTCGACGAAAAGCAGAAAGTCTTTTATGATAGACCCTTACACGATTGGTCTAGCCACGGATCGGACGCATTTCGTTATCTTGCAGTCGGTCTGAATGAAACATCATCCTGGTCGAAGCCGATCAACGTTAATACAAGGTGGGTGGTCTGATGCTAATGCCACAAGGTTTCATCGTTCAGAAGCGCGAGTTTGAAGATTTGCAACGCAGGGTTGCTGAACTTGAGAAGAAACTCGCTGAACTGGAGACGAAAGATCCAGAGAAGCGGAAGTATTTTAGGCGCGAGGTGGTAAATGGATAACGGTACTCTTACCGGCATTCTGCAAGCAGAGATCGACGATGCTATCGGGATGCTGGACAGCGAAACCACAGCAGAACGTGCCGAAGCACTGAACTACTACCTGCGAAACCCTTACGGCAACGAGCAAGAAGGTCGCAGCCAGATCGTCACTGGCGAGGTGGCAGAGGTCATCGATGGTGCGCTGCCGCAACTCATTCGCGTATTTACTGCAAACGATGAGATTGCCAGATACGAGCCTGTTGGCCCAGGCGATGAGGAAGGCGCAGATCAGGCGACGGACTACGGTAATTGGGTGTTTACTAAGGACAACAACGGTTTTGCCATCCTGCATGACTGGTTCAAGGATGCGCTGCTTGCCAAGACCGGGACGGTAAAAGCGGTCTGGGAAGAAAAGATCGAGGTAGACGAGGAAACCTACCGCGGTCTGTCAGACACGGAACTCGTCCTACTACTGTCTGACGGTACGATGGAGATCGTCGGCCAGGAGACGGAAGAATCCGTATCGCAGATGCAGATGCCGGACGGAACGGTTGTCGATCAAGTCACCCGTTCGCACAATGTTGTCGTCCGCAAGAAAACCAAGTCAGGCCGGATTCAGATTGACTGCATTCCTCCCGAAGAACTGATCGTCAGCAAGAAAGCGCGGTTCGGTGAGACGAAATCACCCTTCATGGCGCACCGCAGGCTGATGCCGCGGTCGGAACTTGTTCAGATGGGGTTCGACAAGGACGAGGTATACAGCCTTCCCGTCTACAACAGTCTCGACTTTACCGAGGAGCGGATCGCTCGATACTCTCCTGGTGAAGAACCGTACGAGCAGGACAGTCTCGACGAGTCAATGCAAGAGGTCGAGGTCTACGAGTCTTATCTTTACGTTGATTACGACGAGGATGGGATTGCAGAACTCCGTCAGATTTTCTACTCCAACAGCACGATTCTGACCTACGCTGACGGGCGGGAAGCCAACATTCCTACCGATTACGTGCCATTTCACGTGATCTGCCCGATCCCGATTCCGCACAAGTTCTTCGGTCAGTCGCTGGCAGACCGGACGATGGACATTCAGCTAATCAAGTCCACCGTCACTCGGCAGATGCTGGACAACCTCTACCTCATCAACAACGCTCGGATGCAGGTTGTTGACGGTCAGGTGAACCTAGACGATCTGCTGAACGTCACTCCTGGTGGTGTTGTCAGGACGAAATCGACTGGTGCAGTGGCTCCGATTCAGGTGCCAGACATCACTGGTTCCGCTTACCCGATGCTGGGCTATTTCGACTCGGTGCAAGCCAAGCGGTCGGGGGTGTCGGAGACTTCGCAAGGTCTCGACCCAAATATCCTGCAAAACGTCACGGCTGCGGCTGTAGCAGCGACGATGCAAGCGGGTGCTGGCAAGATGGAGCTAATCGCTCGGCTGTTCGCTGAGACGGGCGTTAAGAGCCTTTTCCGCGGCATTCTGCATCTGCTCTGCAAGTATCAGGACAAGCCCCGTTTGATTCGGATGCGTGGCAAGTTCGTTGAGATGGATCCGCGAGAGTGGTCGAACTTGTACGACGTTTCGATCAGTGTCGGACTCGGAACCGGATCGAAGAATGAGCAGATGGCAATGCTTCAGATGATCCTGTCGAAGCAAGAGCAGATTCTCCAGCAATTCGGCCCTGCAAATCCGCTTGTCTCTGTCGGGCAGTATCGGGCGACGTTGGGACGGTTTATCGAAGCGGCGGGACTGAAGGATTCAACTGAGTTCTTCAAAGAGATTCCCCCCGAGCTAGACCAGCAACTGAGCAATCCACCTCCGCAGCAGCAATCTAATCCTGCTCTGGACGCGATGATGGCTCAGGCGCAAGCCCAGATCCAGATCGAACAGCAGAAAGCACTGGCAGCGATTGAGACGCAGCGGATGAAGGCGCAGGCCGACATTCAACTGGCTCGGGAGAAAGCCGCAGCAGAGCTACAACTGAAGCAGCAGGAGTTTGCGGTTGAGGCTCAACTGAAGGCGGCGAAGGTCGGTGCTGGGATTACGCAAAACGTCGAGATTCCGGGATGAGTCCAGAGCAGGCGGCGAATCTACTGCGAGACGATTATTTCCGGGGTGAACTGGAAAAGTTGAAACAGGAGCAGATTGACCTGATTCTTAACTCGTCCGAGCAAGATATTGACGCACGAGAAAATGCGTATAAAATGATTAAATGCTTAACCACGGTTGTTAATCACTTTCAGTCGATTGTTGACACTGCCGAGATTAAGCGTAAACGTTGGAAGATCCTTTAAGGGGTGATATGGACACCAATCCGCAAGGAAGTGGCCCGCTGGATGTAAACAGTGCAGCCAATGCGTTTCTAGGCTTGATGGGGCCGGAGGAAGGCGAACAGCCCACTCCCGAGGCACAGCAGCAGGAGACGGAGGTTGTAGTTGAGCAGCAGGAAGTCGAGGAAACACCGCGCTACCGGGTGAAAGCCGCAGGTGAGGAACGCGAAGTTTCGTTGGACGACCTGATTAAGAGTTATCAACTTGGCACTGACTACACTCAGAAAACCCAGGCTTTAGCAGAACAGCGGAAGGCAATCGAAGCTGAGAAAGCCGCTGTCGAGCAAGCCAAACAACTCCGAGACCAGTATGCTCAACGATTGGAACTGATTGAAAAGGTTCTATCGGAGCAGAACAAGTCGGAAGATTTAGAGTCACTGAAAGAGTCCGATCCGATTGGCTACGCGATGAAAGTCGCTGAGTCTGTCCAGCGAGACAAGCAACTAGCCGCAGTTCAGGCTGAAAAGCAACGCATTGTCGAGAGGCAACAAGCGGAGCGTCAGACGCAACTCCAGCAGTATCTTGCCGAGCAGCAGGCCCGACTACAGCAAGCCATTCCAGAGTATGCCGATCCGCAGAAGGGTGAAGAAGTCCGACGGGATATTCGCTCGTATGCACAGAACGTCGGTTTTACGGAAGGCGAACTCAATCAGGTTTATGACTCACGCGCTGTACAGGTTTTGTGGGAAGCCGCTCAGTACCGCAAGCTGATGTCTAACAAGCCGGAGGTAGCCAAGAGGGTTGCCGAGGCTCCTAAGACGCTAAAGCCCGGAACTGGCAAGGTTTCAAACCCTGAGTCTGATGCAGCGAAGCAGGAACGAAACCGGCTGCGTAAGTCTGGCAAAGCCAGGGATGCAGCTTCATTGTTTGAACGATTCAATTACTGAGGTTCACCATGCCTACCTTTACCGCACACACGGCCATCGGCCAGCGCGAAGATCTTATCGATGTCATCTATGACATCAGCCCGACCGAAACCCCGATCATGAGCACTCTGGCTCGCACTAAAGCGACCGCGGTGTTCCATGAGTGGCAGACTGATTCGCTTGCAGCCGCTACCGCAGCGAATGCCGCAGTCGAGGGTGCCGATGGAGTTTCCGCGACGATCAGCCCGACGGTTCGTCTTGGTAACTACACGCAGATCGTTCAGAAGGTTGTACAGACTTCTGGCACGCTCGAGGCAGTTAACAAGGCAGGTCGTCGTTCGGAACGCGCATACCAGCTTGCCCGCGCTTCTTCTGAGCTTAAGCGTGACATGGAAACCATCATCACTGCCAACCAAGGCCGCGATGCTGGTTCGTCATCGTCTGCTCGTAAACTCGGCGCGATTCTGTCCTGGCTGAAAACCAATACGTCGAAAGGCACTTCCGGTACTGACCCGACGACTATCGGCGTTTCGACCCGTTCGGACGGTGCAACTCGTACTTTCACCGAGCAGCTTCTGAAGGACGAGATTGCTGCTGTATTTGATTCGGGTGGCAATCCTTCCATGCTGGTTGTTGGTTCCGGTCTGAAGCAAAAGGTCTCCTCGTTTGCCGGTATCGCTGCCCAGCGTTACATGGCTCCTGGTGACCAGCCGACGACGATTATCGGTGCCGCTGATGTTTATATGAGCGACTTCGGTACTCTGTCGGTTGTTCCTGACCGCTTCATGCGTACTCGTGACGCGCTGCTCCTTGATCCCGAATATGCTGCTCTGTCGTATCTTCGTCCGTTCCAGACGAATGATCTGGCAAAGACCGGCGACTCGGAAAAGACGCAGTTGCTTTGCGAGTTTACGCTCGAGATGCGGAACGAAGCTGCTTCGGCTATCGTTGCGGATCTAAATCCCGCGCTGTAACTCTTAACTGAGTGGGCGTCCCTATCTTCGGATGGGGACGCTTTTTAATATGCCAAAATTATTTTCAGTAAACGAAGGCTCTGTTACTGTCGCTCACGAAACTGACGACGGTGTGATATTGGAAACAAGACAGGATGTTTCTCATATCATTGAAGCCAACAAGCGTAAATTTAACGACTCCGATGGCACGTTCAAGGAATTTGCAACGCACGTTGCGACCCTGCCGCTGACGGTTATCGACGACTTAAATCGCAAGCGCGTCCTGAAAGGTTTCAAAGTTATTGATGACAAGGCATTCAAAGCCTTTCTCAACCATCCTGACAACCGATTTTTCAGAACTCATCCGGGGCATATTTGAAAGTTGCAATCTGTGTCCCATGCCGGGACGAGGTGATGTCTGGATTCTGTTTCGACCTTGCTAGGCTGTGTGCTTACGAGGCCAAGCGTGGAGTAAACGACATCCAGTTGTTGCAGATGCCGGGGACGCTGATCTTCACGCAAAGGGAGAAGCTGGCATCGGAGGCTCTGGAGTGGGGTGCAGATCAGACGTTGTGGATTGACTCGGATCAACGGTTTCCTGCTAACGCGCTGGAGATCCTACAGTCAAGACAAGTGTCGATGATCGGGACAAACGCCACGACCAGGAGAGAGCCGATTCTCCCGACTGCGCTGAATCTCAAGATTGAGCGGGAGATGCTGAACGGCAAGCCTGAAGGCGAACCGTATCAGGTGTGGCACAAAGTAGAGTCACGGGGTAAGCAGGGAATTGAGCAGGTG